AAATGCTGCTAATATTCCACTATCTATCTTACCACTAACTGAGTATCTCTGACACTCATTTAACACTCTTCTCCAATCTGGAAAATGTTTATTAACTAATTCTACGAGTACTTTCTTATCAGCTTCAACCCTCTCTTGCTCCAAGATAAAGTTGAGTCTTTGGAAGAAATTAGCAGCGATCTGTTGCTTCTCTTTTCCTCTAATAGAAAAGTCAATGACAGCACATCTAGAGTGGAGAGGTTCGAGGATCTTATTCTTGTAGTTACAAGTGAAAATGAATCTACAGTTCCCTGCAAATTCTTCGATAAATGCTCTGAGTAACAGTTGTACGTCATTTCCTGTGTTGTCTGCCTCGTCAATGATGATGACCTTATGCTTCGCTTCCGATGCGAGAGATACAGTTGATGCAAAGTTTTTTGCATTATTGCGTACTGTATCGAGGAATCTTCCTTCATCGGATCCGTTGATGACATAAAAGTCTACTCCTAATTCGTTACACAATGCCTTTGCAACAGTGGTCTTTCCTACACCTGGAGGACCAGCAAGAAGCATATTAGGTATCTCTCCTTTATTTAGAAATTCCTTAAATGTTTTCTTAATGTTGTCGGGTAAAATACAATCTTCAATTGTCTGGGGTCTGTATTTTTCAACCCAAATAAAATCAGTCATAATAATTTAAGGGAATCTTCCTAGTCCATTTCCTGGATTAACTATTGGTGGAGGTTCCACTGGTTCCGCTTGTTTTTGTGGAGTATTTGAATTTATTATAGCACAATTAATTAAAAATGAAACTCTTTTTGTGTCAGAACAATGTCTGGTCATATAATGATTTAGATAAGATGGAAATATATAAAAAGTTCCAGTTTGTATTGGAAAAGATCTTGAAGCAAAATCTGAAGAATATAAATCTATTTTAGATCGAAATACTATTTCACCAGATCCTTCAGGAGCAGAAGCAAATAATACTGCAGAGACCTGCGATAAACTATTACTATAACAACACTCTTGAGTACTCATGTTTCTTTCATGAACCTCACCCCAATATGAAAGAGGTTTTATATTTAATCCTTCTTGTTCATAAAATGCTTTAGATATTTCTTCTACAACTTCATCACCAACTAATGATTGTGGAAAATTATTTGTTCCTCTACAATTTTGGTTATCAAATATAATTTTTGACAACCAATTTAAATCTTTAGTAGATTTTCCCTCAGTAACAGTAATCTTAGCAATTGTATGAAGCATACTATCCTTTTAATTGTCCAGCAGCTAATCCAGTTGTTTTAAATAGTCTTCTAGTGATTCTTCTTGTAAGTCCAGTATTATGAGACTTAAACTCTTGTATAAGTTTGTTACCATTAACATCCTCACCAATCACAACAAAGAATTTATTAAGATTTCCACCTGCTCTACCACCTAATCCCATACCTGCACCTGTAATCATTGGCATTGTTATAAGACATACTGGTAAAACTACATAACAACTTGCCATGCCAACACCCATTCCTACAGCACCACCTACAGCACCACCAACGATACCTGCACCCATATCATACTTTTGTCCATCAACATTCCATTGTACTACATTTGTAATATGTCCTTCAGGACCTATCACACCAGTTTCATCAACAGTAATCTCACAATTCTCTTTAAATTCTTCTTCCTCATTCAAGCATTTAAAGTCTCCTCTTGTAGAAGTAGGAAGTGGGGGTGCTACTCTACGAGGACCAGATGCTAATGCCACGGTAGGCATTAACAAGGAAGCAGTCATTAAAGACGCTAGTAATTTTTTCATTTCTTTTTAAAAACTCCAAACTTAGAAAATAACCATAATGTAACTATTGTCCAACCTATAATATACCACATAATTTATCTCTTAGTTGTGTTACTTCGTGTTCTATTAATTATACTAATAAACTTATCACCAGCAAATGTACCACCAAGACAGACATCAATTTCATCTCCATCTTTCCAATTGGTTTCACCATTCATTTTAGTGTGAGTCATTGCTAATTGAATCTTATCAATAACTTCTTGTGTTAATCTCATAATACTGGGTACTCTTCATTTCTTACAAATTCAGTTTTCTTAGTCTTAAAGTCTTCCATTAATCTTTGAACTTGTTTCTTATCAAGTCCAGCAAGTGACTCACAATTTTCTAAGCACCGATAGATACACTCTCTATCAGAAATGGGTGGAGAAATCTCCCACCCTTGTTCATCATAGTATTTCTTACCCTTAGTGACTTGTGCCTCTACGTGTCCAAGATCTTGTTTCTTGGAAGGGTTTTTATAATTATGCTCCAAAAGTAGAATCAGGTTCTAAAGCTATGTAGTATTTAAGATCACAATTTATATTAGTAAACTTAGATAATAACTTAGATGAAACTACAACATCATAAGCACCAGGAATAATTTTAATATTTTCTACCTTAAAGTTGAAAGAAAACTCTTTATCAGTCTCACCAACTACAACAGCAAACTCATTAGAAGTATCATTCTTCTTATCACGCACAACAAGTTTAACAACACCTGCTTCACCAACTGCTGATAAATCAGGTAGTTGATAGACTGCTGCTGCCTTAAGTAGTTTCTCTAATGCACTACTATCTAATTGAAAATGTACATCATCAGATGGAAGTGTAATCTCCTTATCTGGTGGAGAAACAATTACATTAGGATCTGCATAAAAATACTTTACTCTACGCTTACCTTCCTTAATAGAGATATATGAATCTGGACTAAAATCCAAATCAGGATCTTGATGTAAACTCAATCCATTTAAAAACTGGTTTAAATCATAAACTGCAAAGTCACGAGGGAAGTCTTCATCAATAGATGCCTCTGCAAGAATATTCTTAGCAACAGATATTGTGCGAAGTTGTGCACCTTGCTTTACTAGAATAGAATTATTAATTCCAGCAAAGTTTTTAAGAATGTTTAAAGTTTGATCAGAAAGTTTCAT